CGAACGTGTTGAGCCGGGTGGGCTTGACAAAGGAAATGAATTAGTGAATGAGATGACTGACCAGGAGTTAATCCTCGACGACGCCGCTAACCCGTATACGGTGCTTTGCGACGAAGTTGAGGACGGATGCTCCCAGAGTCTGCGATTGCTAAGAAAAATGAAAACGTTAGTAAAATTCTATGAGGGATTGGGCGTCCCACGTAGTAAAAAAGAAATGCCCCTGCACATAAACTGCGGTGGTCTCCGGGCTGCCGTAAGACAATGCTTCTCCGACGACATAGCTATCGTCTGGGAATTAAGCTTCAAGACAATACAGAAGATTGAGAAATCATGCTGTAAAGTCTGTTTGCCTCTTTTCGAAGAGAAGCTTGACCAGTGGAAAGAGGCCAGGTTCCGACCAGTTGCAGTCGACAACGAACATCTCGAGCGATTTAGAATCGCGATGCGCGCTAATGTCGAGAAGGGGTGGGACAGAAAGCGTTCCCCGTTTATCCCTAATGGACATGCAACCCGCATGTACACGAGAAGGGACGGGGGTAATTGGAACGAGGAAGAATTTTCTACCGATTGTCGTACTGAATTGGTGTTTTCATCTGGTAAACCCAGGGTAGTTACACTATACTCTGCAGAGAACACTCGGCGATTGGCTCCGCTCCATTACTCATTATATGAAATGCTAAAAAAGCGAGGGTGGTTGCTTGTCGGTGACCCGACCGAAAAGCACGTCAAGGGCCTTACAGGCGCATCTCTACTGAGTTTCGATTACTCGTCGGCGACTGACAACATCAAGTCGGCTTACGTAAGAGTTGCAGTTGAGGTCCTTGAGGAAATGGCGGACGTTATCACGGAAGAAGAACACCAGGCATTGCAAGTGCTTGCCAACCTTCGTGTTGACGGGAGGGAGACATTTACAGGGCAGCCCATGGGCTCTGTATTGTCTTTTCCACTCTTATGCTTGATCAACAAGACCGTAGTTGACATGGCACTCACCGCTATGATGTTAAGGAAGGAGATTGGTTTTAAGGAATGGAGTGGACATCCGCTGTTGGTTAACGGCGATGATCTACTAACTCGCGAGGTGCGAACAACCACTAATCTCCGCGGCGAAATTGTCGCTCAGGGAGGCGAGGTCGGGCTAGTTGTCAATGAAGAGAAAACTCTTGTGTCCGATTACCAGGGTGAGATCAACTCTACCCTCTTTGAGCATGGCAAAAAACAAAGGAAATTTAACGCGTCGTCAATGTGGATGGACGCTGATGTTGAAGACGTGCTCGGTTTTGCAGCCGAGGCTACGTCTGACGGGAAAACCTTTAGAAAGATAGTAC